AGTAGTGTGCTCCTATTGAGAAACAAACACTACTATATCAGATAAGTTTAAAAATCAAATTTTGATTTCCCAGTTTTTTTGTTGGTGTCTACAAATTCTGCCAAAGACCTTCTTTCGTGTCTCATACTTTCTAAGGCAACGCTATGAGCTTTAGAACAGAAGTGTGATTTTATACTTGCCCATGGTTCTATTGCTGTTTCAAATTCTTCTATTAACAGTATGAATTCAATCACTTCTGGCCAGTTAATTGACCGTGTAATTGGATCTTTAAGAAATTTAGATGGTATATCGAAATTATGGAATTCAGCATCATACCCATTTCTATACATACACATATGTATACAATTATCTAACTCTGTGGACCATTGATTTGTTTTCAAATAACTTATGATCCAATGGATCTCCTCTAGTATACTTAAATTTTCATTCGAACAAAATCCCATATCTAGGAAGTCAAAAGCTGTTTCAAATTTGTCACATTCAGCAATTAAAGCTTTATGAAATGCATTTTTATATGTCATATTTGGATCCCCCTTCTTTGTGTAACTGATTGAAAAGATTGGATTACATTCAATTTCCTCTATAATATCTTGTTCTAACACCTCATCCGATAAGAATTCGAATGCCATTTGATCATTTTGACTACCATTGCATTTAAAGACTCTAGACATATCTAAAAGCGATGCATTCCGTATATTGTCATAGTTCAAACTTAATAAAGATGTGGATTTCATTAATTCTGACAGATCGATCCCTCCAGACGGAATTGGTGGACCTTCAAAGAATGGCATCTTTTGAAAATGTGCCCTTCTTGTTATTGCGTATTCTTCAATATTAACTTGGATTCGGGATAAAGTATAAGTCTGCATATTTAGCTTTTTTACTTTAGACAGTATAGGTCTACCCTGTTGATAAAGTTTTGATATAGCAACCGGACAAACTGGCACCCATTTTGAATTTTTTGTTAATCTAGATGATTCTACTCTTGAGTTATGATCCTCTATTATTTGTGTTGGTAATATTGAGTAAAAGTAGCGTTTACGAGATCTTTGTTGGTAAACTATGTAATATAGTTGTCTGGACATTTCTTGKATGCTTTGCATTTTTTCTAATTTTAAACCATGAGGTTTGTTCAACATTGCTTGCCCATGACGGTGTATTAAATCTTCTGATAATCTTGTCACCTGCAGTTCGGCTGCTATAAGCCTGTCATCTTCACCAGTGATTCTGAGTTGTCTTGAATAACCACTTATTATTAAATCAATTGGTCCAGTGTTCATATCCCTTGATACTTGCCAATTATTCCAGATAATCTTTTCATCTGATTTGTCAGCATCAAATTTATCTAAATCACTCTGAGTTAAATCATCCAACCACAGCAAGATTCCTAAAAATTTTGTTCTTAATTTTGAATTTTTAATTTTAGCATATAGATGTTTAACAGGTATGCCTTTATAATTGAATTGCTCTACCACAGTTTTCAAAAAATTTACTCTGGAATCAGCAGACAAGAAGGTATCAGCAAAGTGTGCAATAAGACGAAGCGCCTCATCTGCAATTTGAACCTCCAATTCTGGAGATGCAGATATCTGTGCTTTATGCGTACTAGAGACTATATTTTTCAAATAATGTGTTATATACCAAACTTTATCACTAATTAAATTGCCCGTTAATGCTCCACAAAACTCAATCGAAGTGAAAACTTTATATGGTAGAATAAAGACCTTTATTTTATGCTCAGTAGACTTAACATAATCATAGCAAACCTGATAGAATCTTGTTAATTCCTTTATTTCAAATTTGAGATCTCTAGATAGTTGCTTCTTTTCATTTTTATCTATTCTATCCCTCATGTGCTCCCTTAAATTTGTACTTTTAATAAATTCCTCTAAATGCGATAAGTCCCTAGAAAGCTCATCAACATCAATATTGGGTATGCTGTTAATACCCCTCACATATGCTCGCAACACAATCGCTGGCGAATAATGTATTAATTTTAAGCTTCTTACTTCTGGCATTTTGCAGGCTGATTGACCAATTCTCTCTTGACCATGTCCTTTTACTGACATTATTATATTATTTGCTGCAGTTACTAATAGTGGATCATTCATAAGGCAGAATGCATAAACTGTTTTAATATCATCTAAGTCCAATTTTAAATTGCTAAGATCATCTACTATTTGAACATAACTTTCAACAAATGTTTTACGACCTATAATAGTATCTAGCTCCTCAATACCTGGTATATCTTGAAGGCCAAACATTTTATCGTGAATACTAGTGTAATCTATGACTGGTTTATTCGAGAATAAGATCTGTTCGATAAACAGCTGTGCAGGGTTTTGTATTGATAGAGACTCTTTAAACTTTTTCGAATTATAACGAAATAGTATGGTTTTTGTAAATTCTTCAAAATTTTCACCTTTAGTCACTAGGAGTTCAGGATATCTGATAAATGTTTCAAATAATTCATCCATACGTTGGTTATCTGAGATTATTTCTTGATAGTCTTTATAAGATACTAACCGATTTAAGGAGCCACTTGTAGTGAATTTCCTGGGTGTTAGTAATGATCTCGACCGCATTTCGCTTGTTTCTCCCATTCCATCATCAGATGTAACTGAGCTGTCTAACGCTATATATCTAAGCATTTTGAATTTCAATATGTCTATCGGAGATAGTTTCTCTAAATCCCATGTTTCTATGGAATTGTATTGATCTTGAATGCTTTCTCTTTGTAGAATAGGGGGTGCCAATTTTCTAGCCATATTAGTAAGAAATGTTACATTTCCAGATTCCAATCCTGTCAGTGCTATTGTAGACAAATCGCTTTCTAGAAGACCGCACATTTCAACTGGTATTTCATTTCTGTTGTTTGTTGGGAAGAATGGCAAAGGATCATTAGTTTGACCAGGTAACATATTGTAGGTTGTATGTGTTATCCAATGATTCAGAGCTATAGAGAGCCAAGCCAAGGACGGGGGGCAACCATGTTTCACAGCTGTTTGTGTAGCGGAGAGTCGACTAGCTAAATCTTCATAAGGACCTAAATAAGCACAGTCACCGACAGCAGTTAATAAAAATCTCCCATAAATTGAAAAAGGTTCACCATGTATGTTAAATAGAGAAACAAACTCTTTAATAAAATTTGTTAGATATGTTTTCTTCATATTTGCTTGATTGCCAAATGTTAAGCATATCTTTTCAAACACATTTATACAGAACTCTATAACTGAATCATCAGATAGCTTGTTTTGTATCATGCATATAGATGTTTGATTGTCATCAGAGTGAACCATTGAATTCACCAAGGCCTCCCCTTCTAAAAGCATTGCTCCTTCTTTAATTATATCTCTATAGACAGACATACTACAACTATGAAGGTAACTACTTGTATAATTCAAATTGCCCTGTAACCAATTACGCTTTATCTCTACTGTGTTTGTTCTATAATTATTTGTCATCATCCCAATAATATCATTTGAGTGTGGCACTCTTTGATCTAATATAGTAGTTAAGAGTTCATCTGGTAAAATGAGCTTTTTTTGCATATAATTACATAAAAAGTAGAGTATTCTTTTGCGTTCAGCAGGATAGAGTATTGGGTCCAAACTTATCAGCCAAAAATATTTAAATAGCACATCTTGGGCACTCCATTTTGACATGTCAGCATTAATTTCTATTTTCAATCCTCTAGTTTTATTTTCATCAATTTCAGACCAGTTCAATTTACCTGACTTCAAATTTTCCACAGTATTTTTAAATGTTTTCACACTATTACTAATGTATCTAATTTCTTCTTCTGACTGCTTCTCTAATACTCGTAATTTAGAATCTCCTGGTTCACTAATCATTTCTTCTGGATTGAGTTTGCATCTCTCCTTTGCAATTCTTTCCACTAAGTAAAGACACATTTTAGCCTCAAACTCTCCCAGGAATATTTCTCTATCTTTAGCAGTCTTCTGACCTTTGTTAAAAAATCCAAAGTAAAAGGTTTTGTGTGTTTTCATAGTCTCTAATATTAACTTTACTGTTTCACTATCTTCCATCTCTTTATTTTTAATCTTTTCATATAGCCTATCAAACACTTTCACAGACATATAATCTGTATATTCTGGGACAGATTGTTTCAAGTCTTCATATGTAGAATGCTTTATTTCATTTTCATTTGTAATTTCATCGAGAAACAATGGATTAGCAATAGACACTTTTTTTATTTCTTTAGATAACTTTTTTGTGTCAGATTTTACCTTCTTTTTCTTTAGATCTTCAAAATCTCCTATTTTGATACAGGATTTTGAACTAGTAAATGTTGAGATAGTAGTAATGGATCGATTAAAGTTATTAGCATTCTCAACTCTGCTCCTTACAAAGTTATGTCTTGATGTATCTAAATTAAGATTTTTTGCTATAGAATAAATTAAAATCTTCAGATTTACAGTTTGTTTTTTTGGAATCTCTGACCAAGGCTCAGGTAAAGATTCTCTTTGGTCTCTCTCTATCTCAAGGATTGTTTTAGCTAGATCAATCAGGACATGATGTTTTTCGTGCAGGCCCTTGGAATTGAAGTAAAAAGGTAAGTATATCTGATTCAAGTACTCTTTGAGGCTTACTTTCCCTGGAAACCAGATTGATTTCAAATCTCTTTTAGAATCAACTCCTTTCTGTGTTATATCATAATCAGTCAGTTTTATGTCGCGAATTTGAACCTTTTTCCTCTGTTCATATGCAGAATAACATCCTTTTTTAATCAAGTCTGTCATAATAACAGAAAAACAAGTCTTTGTATAAGGTGAAAATTTCTCAGAAATGTACTCTTTCACATGACTAGAGACTGCTAAGGAATTCATTATCATATATCTAGATGGTTCAGTTAGGGATAACATTGCTTTTGTTATGGAGACTGACGTGAAAAATGAGAATCCTAATAACTCATTTAATTCTAAACTCTTGTTTCCATTAAATAATAAGCAACTTGTCATAAGGAATAATCCAGGAGATGATACTATTCTTTGACACCTTTCCTTGTCAAGCCGAAATGCTTTTGATATGGATAGATATCCAGTGTTAGTTTTAAATGTGGAATATAATGATCCCAATTCAACAACTTCTTTCTCATCATTATGAATTGCTATAATTGCATAGACTAAAGTTGCTTTTTTTGTTTTGATATCCGAACTTGGCATTACTAATCCAAACAGATTATTATTGGCACAGGATACTATTCTAAACGTATTGTGTCTGTTATACTGGGATACAGCAAGCATATTCTTCATAAGCATTGAGTAATCATTTATACATTGCCAGTATCTTGTTTTGGTTGTGTTGTATATAAAATCCCACATGTCAACACTACAGTTATTGATTTTAGCAGAAAAGTGTTCTAAGTAATTCCCAATTTTATCTAACTGATTTGGTTGGGATAGGTTGTACACTGCTTGATTATATTTGTTCTTGCACTTCCGGATTAAGTCTTCATTATTGAAATTTAAAATTTTGGGTTTTTCTAAATTTATATCAGAATTAAGTTTTTTATTGAAAGATTTATGTTTACCAATTCCGAAGAAATCTTTTAATAAGTGAATTCTGTCTTCTCTTTTTATCACTTCAGTGTCCAGTTTAAACTGCTGCTCCCACAACACTGTTGAAGTACCAATCTGTATGGGATCAATTTTTCTATCTAACTTTTTGACACTAGATCTAGCAAGCGATTTTAACTGATTGCAAAAAGCTTCATATTTCCTTGTATCTGCTGAAATGTCCATTAATTTTCCTAGAGATCTAAATGCATTGATATAAGTACCTGATCCACTAATCGATTGCAGCAATTTTGATAATTTGATGAGTTTCTGAATATTGTTGTTGCTTGTTGAATCATTTTGGGACCATATCATATGCAGGCTGGGCTTTTCTTGATTTATATCATCTACCAATTCTCGTTCTGTACCAACTCTTGCCACCATTTCATTCCACCCAGCAGATATTTGCTGTTTATCAGGCTTGGGATAATTACCTGTAGTTAAGAATATAGATTTTGCATTATCCTTTATAAATTTCTTATAGTAATCTTCATAATTGCTTAGAACCTCCTTCAGGAAGATATTCCATTTCTCTGCTCCAAAGGACTTAAAATTCAAAGAATTATTGAACAATTGTTGTTCTTCTAAAGGCATTGAGTGCATAAACTCTAGATAAACAGGGTGTGTTAATAGCTCTGGTGTATCCTCTTCAATCCAAGGTAAAGTCATGGTAAATTCTCCTTGATTGATTATTGCATGGAATTTATCATCATCTCTAAATTTCCCAAATAGGAAATCTTTCATATCAAAAAACCATTGCAGATCTATATTCAGCGTTAAGGGTCCTATAATGTCTGTGAATTCCCTAGAATCAATGTGGATAGTCATGTTGGACGGATCAAGTCTAATAATCACAACTTCATAGTCAATACCTTCGGGATTGAAGATTTCCCCAAATATTTCATTATACTTGTCTCTTGTCAATCTAGATGATCTTTCATCAATTGAAACTTTGAAATCTATTATAAACATTTTACCATCATGGAGCAAATAATTATCAGGGGTACAGAACCTCACTTTACGGGCCTTAGACATGTCCACAACTTCTGCACAAATATCTTCTGCTGGCACATCATTTCTATGCTCCAGATTTGCTGCCCTACAGAACTCTACTGAGAAATAATTATGGCGATCATTCAATAAATCTCGCCATATGTCCTTTGCAATTTCAGGTTCTCGGCAGTGAAGGATACGGTTTCGATACTGATTTAATAGTAACTGAGACATTTCAAGTTTTTGTTGTTTGTTTTTCAATAGGAGTACACTACT